CTCAAAGTTTTAATATAGGCTCTAATCTTTTTCCTATTTTTGCAGCTGGAACTTCAATTACAGCTTCAGCAACAACAGCAACACTTGACTCTAATACTAATTTTCCTACTTCAGGTTTTTACTTTGTACAAAGTGCAACTGTGCCTGCAGCAACAGATCCAAATTACGTACCTGTAATTCAAAGAGAAGTTATTCAGTACACAGGCAAATCTGGGGGAGCAACTTTAACGGGTTTAACTAGAGGAACAAATGCTCCTTTTAGAGGAGAAACATTTGAAAGCACAACAGCAACAGCCCATGTTGCAGCTAGTGTTTTTCCAGGTTTAGAAATACAATCGGTAACCACAAGAACTGAACAAACTGGAGCTATGCCAGCTACAAAAACAGTTAATACTGGATTCACTGTAACCTTGCCTTATAACGCAGTTGGTAATATAACAGGTGGTGGAGAAAACATTTATGTTAGTCCAATGTTAAGAGGAATATTATAAAATGATAAGATATATAATTAATACTATTAAAAGTTGGTTTACACCAAAAGAAGAAATGGATCCTCATGAAGTAATGTTGCATCCAAAAAAATCAGATATTTTAATTCTTGAAAATGAAAATGATGTAAAACCAGAACACTGCACAAAACATAATAGATTTAGAAAAAATTGTTTAGCATGTAGAGAGGCAGTAGCATAATGGCTGGATTAAGTGCATCAGGATTAAAAACACAAATAAAAAGTTACACTGAAACAGATTCAAATGTTTTAACAGATGCTGTTTTAGAAAATATTATTTTAAATGCACAATATAGAATTTTTAGAGACATACCTATTGATGCTGATAGAAAACAACAATTAGGTAATCTTGTTGCTGGACAAGAAACAATTAACGCTCCGGCAGGGTGTGTATTTGTTAGAGGCATACAGGTTTATGATACAGCAGGGTCTGAAATTACAGGAGCTAATAGATGGTTAGAGAAGAAAGATGTAACATATCTTCAAGAGTATCAAGATATTACAGGAACATCAGCAGCTCAAGGTCAACCTAAATATTATGCTATGTTTGGTGGTGCTACAGGAGAGTCTGATACTACGTCTGGAAGAATATTTTTTGCTCCAACACCAAATACAACATATAGATTTAGAATTCATTTTAATGCAGCGCCTGCATTATTAGAAGGTGACAATACTAATTATATTAGTCTAAACTTTCCAAACGGACTATTATATTGCTGTCTATCAGAGGCATATAGTTTTTTAAAAGGTCCGATAGATATGTTGACTTTATATGAAAATAAATATAAACAAGAGGTACAGAAGTTTGCTAATGAGCAAGTTGGCAGAAGACGAAGAGATGACTATACTGATGGCGCTGTTCGTATACCGATAAACTCAGCAAACCCGTAGGAGAATAGATTATGGCAATAACATCAGCAATATGTTCAAGTTTTAAACAAGAACTTTTACAAGGTAAGCATAACTTTGCTTCATCAGGTGGGCACACTTTTAAATTAGCTTTATTTACTAGCTCTGCATCTTTAGGTGCATCTACAACAGATTATTCAACATCAAACGAAATAACAAACACATCAGGAACTGCATATACTGCAGGTGGTGCAACTCTTACAAGATCAGGAGTCGGTTTAACAGGAACTACAGCATTTACAGATTTTGGTGATGTAACATACACTTCAGCTTCTTTCACAGCAAATGGTGCAATGATATATAATACTACAACAGCTGGTGGATCAGGAACAACTGATGCAGTTGCTATCATAGCTTTTGGTGGTGACAAGACAGCTAGTAACGGAACTTTTAAAATAGAGTTTCCTACAAACGACGCGACAGCAGCAATAATCAGATTAGCATAGGAGGCCGACCATGTCGGTTACTTCAGGATGGGGCCGTTTAACCTGGGATCAATCTCAATGGGGTGGATCTACAATTGTTAATGTAGGTTGGGGTGCACAATCTTGGAACGATGGTAAGTGGAGTGATCTTAATGATGTAGAAATAACTCTAACTGGTTTTGAAATTGAAACAACTTTAGGTCCACAAGGCTGGGGTAATAATGCCTATGACTTTGGTGCATGGGGAGAATTTGTTTTAACTACAGGTCTTGGTTCAGATGTAGAAGTTAATGGTATTTCTTTTTCTTCATCACTTGGATCAGCAACAATTGAAGGTTCAGCAGTTGTACAACCATCAGGAGTTTCTGCTACATCTAGTATTGGATCGTTAACAGTTGAAGCAGATGCAAATGTTTCTTTAACAGGAATAGCGAGTACTTTTTCTTTAGGCACGGTAACTGTTAATGATATGACACTAGGCTTAACTGGTGTTGAAGCAACATTTAGTATAGGCACTGTAACTGTACCAAACGCAACAGCTCTTATATCTGGACTGTCTATGACTTTAAGTCAAGGGACAGCGATAGGTTCATCTGATAACCAAGTTGATGTAACAGGATTTTCTTTAACATCTTCTTTAGGGACAGCTATTGCACCAAATAATGCTGTGGTGCTTTCTGGCCTTGAAGCAACATTTAGTCAAGGATCTATCATAGGTTTAGGCGGCGCTTTAGTTCAACCTAGTGGTCTAGCTATGACAAGCAGTGTTGGTGCTATGGATCCTAATGATATGACTTTAGGATTAACAGGTCAGTCATTTAGCGCTAGTATTGGCTCAGTAACTGTTGCTGATATACAAGTAGGATTAACAGGACAATCTGCAACATTTAATATAGGAACAGTAAATATATTTGCTTACGGTGATGTTGACACTGGTTCAAATACATCTTATAGTAATGTTTCAACAGGTTCGAATGATACATATTCGGATGTTGCAACTGGATCAAATACAAGTTATAGTGACGCTGCATAGGAGAAAAAATTTATGGCATCTACATACACACCTTTAGGGGTAGAATTACAAGCAACCGGTGAAAACGCTGGTACATGGGGAACTAAAACTAATACAAATTTAGAAATTGTTGAACAGATAACTGGTGGATTTACAACTCAAGCAGTAACTGATGGTGCTGACACAACATTGTCAGTTTCAGATGGATCTACTGGTGCAACTCTTGCACATAGAATGATAGAATTTACAGGATCACTTACAGCATCTAGAAATGTTACAATACCTAATGATGTTCAAAATTTTTACATATTAAAAAATTCAACTTCAGGATCACAAAACGTAGTATTTAAATATGCTAGTGGTACAGGAACAAGTGCAACAGTTCCTAACGGAAAAGTTGTTTTAGCACTTGCTCAAGGTGAGGCTTCTAATCCAAACATGACAGTTCAAGCATTTGGGGGAGATGTTGTAGATGATACATCACCACAATTAGGTGGTAATTTAGATACTAACTCTTTCATGATAGACTTTGATGATGCTCATGGTATCAGAGATGAAAATGGAGCAGAACAATTAATTTTTGAAACAACTAGTTCTGCAGTTAACCACATAGATATTACAAATGCTGCAACAGGAGCTGGTGCACAAATTGGTGCAGTTGGAGATGACTCAAATCTTAACTTACGTTTAAGACCAAAAGGAACTGGTTTAATCGAAGCTATGGGTGCATCAAACCCAGGTTCAATTCAGCTTAATTGTGAAAATAACAGTCATGGTATAAAGCTTACATCACCCCCTCATTCAAGTTCTCAATCGTATGAGATTAAGTTTCCTACTGGAAATATAACAGCAGGAACATTTTTAAAAGTAGATAGTATAACAGGTTCAGGAACGACGGCAGTTGGTCAATTAACGTTCGATTCCACACCAATAAACACAGGAAAAGCTATTGCAATGGCTTTCATTTTCGGTTAAAAGAAAAAAGGAGAATAAAATATGGCAGCACCAAATCTAGTAAACGTAGCAACGATAACAGCTAAGTCTAAACAAGCAGCTTTAGACACAACGCTTACAACTGAGATTCTTGCAAACGCATCATCCTCTGGAAAAGTTTTTAAAGTTAATAGTATAATAATTGCAAACATCGATGGTTCATCCGCAGTGGACGTTTCAGTTTTTATAACTAAAAGCGGTGGATCACCTATAGCGATAGCTAGCACAGTTTCTGTGCCAGCAGACGCAACTCTAGTTGTTATTGATAAGAACACTAATTTGTATCTTGAAGAAGGCGATAACATTGAAGCCGGAGCAAGTGCAAACTCAGATGCGACTATCACAATCAACTACGAGGAACTAAGTTAAGGAGGGTCGTAAAGTATGGCTCACTTTGCTGAAGTTAGAACAGACACACACGAAGTTTTAAGAGTAATTGTCATTAATAATAAAGATGTTGATGCTAATGGTGGTGATTATTCTGAAGGTGCTGAAACTTGGGTTACTAATTTAATGTCTGCACCTGATGCTCAAAGCGAAAGCATAAAAGAAATTTATGGAGGAAGTTATCCTTCAACAACATACTGGAAACAATGTTCTTATAATAAAAATCATAGAGGAACATATCCAGGTGTAGGATGCACATATAATGCTGCCGAAGATAGATTTGAAGGACCAAAATATTTTGATTCATGGACTTTAAATACTGAAACATGTCAATACGAACCACCTATTCCAAGACCTAGTTCTATACATGGAAATATTTATGTAGCATCTGCTTGGGATGAAGCTAATCAAAGATGGAATGGAAAAAGTGAAGATCAAGATTATATTTGGAACACAGAAACTAACACTTGGGAGGAAGCATAATGGCTAACGGTGGATTTATAGGAGTTGATAGAACTCCTTTTGCAGGAACTTTAATATCAGATTTTTTAGGATCAGGAACATTTAATAGATCAGCAACAACTGGAACGGTTTTAGTTGTAGCTGGTGGAGCACAAGGTGGATCACAAGTTGCTGGAGGCGGAGGAGGCGGAGGTCTTATTTTAACACCTTCATCTTATCCTTTACCTTCAACAGCCACTACAATCACTGTTGGTGGTGGTGGCGGACCATCTACTCCTCACCCTGTTCAACCACCAGGAGATGCTGACCAAGGTGGTAACGGAATAGATTCATCTTTTGGAACTGCACTAGTCGCAAAAGGTGGTGGTGGCGGTGGAAATTATTTTAACACAGGTCACCAAGAAGGAGCACCTGGTGGATCAGGCGGCGGTGGAAGAAGAAATGGTGGACCTCCAGGTCCAGGTATTCAACCAAACCAACCTGGAGATTCTGGAACATATGGTTTTGGTAATCCTGGAGCAGGCGGAACAACTCCTGACACTACTGGATACGGTGGTGGCGGTGGTGGAGCCGGCGGCGGAGGATCAGGCACAACTGGAGGAGCAGGAAAAGCTATACCTGCGTTTCCTAGTGATTTTGGAGATTCTGGATCTTATTCTGGAGGAGGATCTGGTGGTGGATTTCCGCCACAAGGTGGACCGCCAGCAGGAAGTGCTGGATCACCAAAAGGAGGAGCCGGAGCAGGAAATCAATCTTACGGAGATGGTATGACTAACACCGGTGGTGGTGGAAAAGGAGACGCAGCAGGCGGTTCTCCTGGAGGATCACCTACAGGCAATGGTCTAGGTGGCTCTGGCGTAGTGTTGATTAAAGAACTTAATGTATTGCAAAACACTTCAGGTGTTTGGAGACTAGGAAATATTTACTCGTACATAAAAGCAGGAAACTGGTCTAGCTAACATATTGCTATTTTATACAGATCGTTTATAGTACCAATAATTTTTTAATAGAAAGTTATGAATTTAAAATTTTTTTATTGGTTCTTTGATTCACAAATTACCTCTGAGTTTTGTCAAAAAGTAATTGAACATGGAAAAAGTAAAAAAACTTTTTTAGGCAGAACTGGTGATTTTAGTGGTAAAGAAACGTTAACTGAAAAAGAAAAAGAGTTACAAAAAGAAACTAGAAATTCAAATGTAAGTTTTTTTAGTGATAGCTGGGTGTACGATGTAATATTACCATTAATGGCAAAAGCTAATATTAATACTAAATGGAATTTTCACATTGATTATACGGAGCCTATGCAATTTACTGAATACAATTTAAATCAATTTTATAATTGGCACATTGATTGTTGGGACGAGCCTTATAATATTCCTGAAAACAAACACAAACATGGTAAGATAAGAAAGCTTTCTGCTATTCTTTCTTTAAATGATGCTTCAGAATATGAAGGAGGTGGTTTAGAATTTTATAATGGAAATCCTACTTTAAAAGAATCTGACAGAATAATTGATTGTAAAGAAATTAAAAAAGCAGGTACGTTGGTTGTATTTCCAAGTCACCTATATCATAGAGTAAAACCAATCACTAAAGGAAACAGATATAGTTTGGTAATATGGTCTTGCGGAAAGCCCTTTGTATGATGAAAGAAGAAAACTTTATAGGAATATTTGAAAACTCTTTTTCAAAAGAGTTTTGTGAAAAATACATAAACGTATTTGAAACTTATAAAAAATCAGGTTTAACATTTAGAAGAAATAAAACAGAAATAACTGATGAAAGTATTAGTATACCAGGATCTGTGTTAGATAATTTAGAATCTATAAATTTACCTTTGTACTTTATGAAAGAGTTTAGTGACATATTTTTTCCTCTTTATGATCAATATGCATCTAAATTTTCTATATTAAATAGAGTATCTAAACACGCTATATATGATTTTAAATTACAGAAAACTCGTCCTGGAGAGGGATATCATGTATGGCACACGGAACACGAATCAAAAGTTACAAGAGATAGAATTTTAGTTTTTACAGTTTATTTAAACGACATAGAGGAGGGCGGAGAAACTGAGTTTTTATATCTTAAAAAAAGATATAGACCAACTCAAGGAACTTGTTTAATTTGGCCTAGTGGGTTTACTCATACACATAGGGGTAACTCTCCTTTAACAAAAGACAAATATATTATTACAGGGTGGTTGGAATATGGAATATAATTATTCTAATTATGAAGTAGAAAATGCTGTAAAAGATTATTTATGGTTATTTAAATACCCAAGTATAAATAATAAAAGATTACTCCTAACTTGTTATGAAGTAGAAAAAGAATTAAAAGAAAAATTTCCTCCTATCGGAGATAACAAGTATGGTTGTTTTTCAAGTTATTATCACACAGAATATAATTTATTTAGTTTTCCATGCCAACAATTACAAAAATTATATACTATTCTTTCCTTTAGTATTAATAAAATTATAGATCCAGAAGAACAATATTACGTAAGATGTTGGGTTAATTTATTTGCACAAGAAAAAAATATAGGTTGGCACAGTCATTGGGAATCTGAATTTAAAACATATCATGGTTTTTATTGTGTTCATACAGAAGGTAAACATGACTCTTATACAGATTACAAACTACCTAATAAAGAGGATGTGTTAAGAATTACAAGTAAAGATGGATTATGTGTTTTTGGAAAATCAGATGGGGACAAACACAGAAGCTCACCATGGTTAAATGAAAATCATAGAGTAACTATAGCTTTTGATATTATACCTGTTGGTGTGTTAAGAAGATATCATGAGTTTACCCATAAATTTTTACACAACTATATACCTTTATACAAAACATGAACTTTGAAAAAGATAAATACATAATTATAAAAGAAGCTGTCCCTGAAATAATTGCAAGATTTCTTACTGATTATTTTTTGTTAAAAAGAGAAGTATCACACACGATGTTTAGATATGGAGTTACAGATAATACTACTACCGAATGGGGACGGTGGGATGATGATCAAGTACCAGGTTCATACTCTCATTACTCAGATGTCGCTATGGAAACATTATTAGTTTGGATGTATCCAGTTATGAAAAAACACACTGGTTTAGATTTATCTCCTATGTATTCATATGCTCGTATTTATAGAAAAGGGGATGTGCTTGAAAGACACAAAGACAGACCTAGTTGTGCTATATCAACAACTATGGCTTTAGGTTTTGATAAACCTTACCCTATTTATTTAGATCCAACAGGTGGAACAAATAGTAAAGGAATAGAAGTTAATTTGAATCCAGGCGATATGTTAGTTTATCGTGGATGTGATTTAGAACATTGGAGAAAACCTTTTGAAGGAGATGATTGTGTTCAAGTTTTTTTACATTATAATGAAAAAGGAACTTTTACAGAAAGAGACAAATTTGATGGTAGGTCTCATATAGGTTTACCTGATTGGTTTAGAAAAGGTAATGAGCAACTTATAAGTAAAAGAGTGGTTAGAAAAATATGACTTGGCAGTTTTTTTATTGGGGTCCATTATTATTTCACACAACAATTTTACCAGGTCATTTAAAAAAACTTAGAAGTATTTGTCGTAAAGATCCAAAACTAGATCACAGAAAATCTTTAGCAGGTATTATACAACATGAATATACAATAGAGTTAAGAGATTATTTAGAAATAATGGTTCCTTATTTAAGTGATTTTAATCAAGCAGCTAAAGAGTGGTATAGTTTTAAAAAAGGCGCGGACATTCTTGTAACTTCTGCCTGGGTTAATTACATGAAAGCAGGTGAGTTTAATCCACCACACATACATACTGGGTGCGATTTTTCTAGCGTATTATTTTTAGATATTCCTGAAGAATTAAAAAAAGAAAATGAAGCATATATTGGAACTGCTTCAGGACCAGGTTGTATACAATTTTTATCAGGAGAACCATCAAAGTATAGCATACATCAAAAAACATTTTTTCCTAAAGAAGGAGATTTTTTTATGTTTCCTGGTTCACTTAGACATTTAGTTTATCCTTTTAAATCAGATATTGAACGTATTTCAATAGCAGCTAATTATACCGTAAAAGCAGAGCCAGAACCCAAATGAAAACAACAGAAAATTTTTTATTACCAAACGTTTTTGAAAATATATTTAGAGAAATTACTTCTCCTAATTTTGCATGGTTTTATCAAATTTCTCAAACTAAAAATAAAGAAAAAAAAGATGACCCTTATTTTTCTCATTTGTTTTATTCAGACAATCAACCTAGATCTGGATATTACAATAGTATTATGGAGCCGTTATTATTCTCATTAGATAATGTTAAATCTTTAATGTTTGCAAGAGCAAACTTATATGTAAAAAAACATGAGCCTTATATGTCTTGTTATCACACAGATGATGCTGATGGAGAAAATAAATATAATCACAAGACAGCTATATTCTATATCAACACTAATAATGGTTACACTGAGTTTGAACGAGGTGAAAAAATAGAATCTGTTCAAAATAAAATAGTTATATTTGATGCTTCTTTAAAACATAGAGCAGTCAGTCAAACCGATCAAGATAGGCGTATTTTGATTAATATTAATTACATAGAGAAATAGACAATATTTACAGCGCATAAATAGTCTGTTATACAAAGGTTATGTTACAAAAAATAGGATTTCAACCAGGTATTAATAAACAAATTACACCCACAGGAGCAGAGGGTCAATGGGTAGATTGTGATAATGTTAGGTTTAGATATGGCACACCTGAAAAAATAGGTGGTTGGAACCAATTAGGCACTCAAAATGAAAATGAATTAACAGGGGCTGGTAGAGGACTTCATCATTTTGTTAATAGTTTAGGTAGAAAATATGCAATTATTGGAACAAACAGAATTTTATATGCATATTCAGGGGGTGTGTTTTACGACATACATCCTATTGAAACGACAACAACACTTACAAATGCATTTACTACGAGCAACGGATCACCAACTGTAACTATAACTTTTTCTAGTGCGCACAACATGACCCCTGGAGATATTATGTTGATGGATAACTTTTCAGCTATTACTAATTCTAATTTTGGTGCATCTGATTTTGATGATAAAAAATTTATGGTTGTTACCACACCAACTAATACAACACTAACAATTACAATGCCAAGTAATGAAAGTGGATCTGGTGCCACAACATCAGGAGGAATAAGAATTCAAAAATATTACACTGTGGGTCCAGCTGTTCAAGCGAAAGGTTTTGGTTGGGGTCTTGGATCTTGGGGAGGTGAGGCTTCAGGTGCCATTACAACAACATTAAATGGTGCTTTATTAAATGATGCATTTGGAACTGGTGGATCAGGAACTTCAATTACATTAACAAGCACTACTAACTTTCCAAGTTCTGGAACAAACTTTATAAAAGTAGGAACAGAAGAAATATCTTACACAGGAGTATCAGGAAATAATTTAACAGGTATTACAAGAAATGTTAGAAACACAACAAGAGCGGCGCACAATAGCGGAGACACTGTTACAAATACATCTGACTTTGTTGCATGGGGTGAAGCAGCATCAGGAGATTTAGTTCTTGAACCAGGTATGTGGTCACTAGATAATTTTGGTGATAAAGCTATTTGTTTAATTCATGACAGTGCTGTTTTTTCTTGGGACTCTAGTTTATCAAATGCAACAGATACAAGAGCTACAATTATAACTGGTGCACCAACAGCATCAAGACATATGTTAGTATCTACGCCAGATAGACACTTAGTGTTTTTTGGAACAGAAACAACAATAGGTGATGTGACAACACAAGACGATATGTTTATAAGATTCTCTGATCAAGAAGATATAAACACGTACACGCCTACAGCAACTAACACAGCTGGCACACAAAGACTGGCTGATGGATCACAGATCAGAGGAGCTATTAGAGGTCGTGATGCAATTTATATTTGGACTGACACCGCATTATTCACGCAACGTTTTGTTGGTCAACCATTTACATTTGCGTTTGCGCAAGTTGGAACTAACTGTGGACTTGTTGGACAGAACGCATGTGTAGAAGTTGACGGTGCTGCGTATTGGATGTCAGAGAATGGTTTCTTTAGATATGCTGGTAAATTAGAGTCATTACCTTGTTTAGTAGAAGATTTTGTTTATGACAGTATAAATTTAGAATCTGGTAATCAAATGGTGTCAGCAGGATTAAATAATTTATTTGGTGAGGTCATGTGGTTTTATCCAGAAACAGGATCTAGTGTTGTAAACAGAATGGTATGTTATAATTATTTTGATTCATCACCACAAAGACCAGTGTGGACAGTTGGTAGTTTAGCTAGAACAATGTGGCGTGATTCTGCAGTATTTGGTTTACCACATGCTTTAGAATATGATGCAGACACTGATACATCTTTTGACGTTGTTGGAAATACAGAGGGCAGAACAAGTTACTATGAACATGAAACAGGCACTGATCAAAATAGAAATGGAACAATTACAGCTGTAACTGCAAATATTACATCAGGAGATTTTGATATTACAGCACAAAGAGCTGCAACAGGTCAACAAACTGGTGTTGCAACATTTAGAGGAGATGGTGAATTTTTAATGAAGATTAGAAGATTTATACCTGATTTTATATCACAAACAGGAGCAACTAGAATAACTTTAAATTTAAGAAACTTTCCTAACGATACAGCAGCTAGTTCAGCACTTGGACCTTTTGATATTACATCTGCTACACAAAAAATAGATACGCGTGCTAGAGCAAGAGCAATAGCGTTAAAAATAGAAAATACAGCGGCTAGTCAAAGTTGGAAATTAGGAACTTTTAGATTAGATACACAAGTGGATGGGAGACGGTAATGGCAAAAATTGCACAAGTAATAACTAGACCATCACAAGAATATGATCTACAAACTGCAGAAGCTCAAGTAAGAGATCTTGATGCAATTGTAGAAAAACTTAACTCAACGTTTCAAGAAGATTTAAAAGATGAAGTTGAAGCGTTTAACTTTTTTATTAACTAATGGCTAATCAATTTAAATTTGTAGGGACAGACAATAGTACATCAGGAAGTGCAATAAATCCTTTTGGAACTGGTAATCCTTTGGTAAGTGAAACATATGTAATTAAATCTATATTAGTTACATCAGAAGGTACACCTACTGTGACAGTTACAAATAATAGTATTACAGCTATTAAGTCAGCAGCTTTAACTGCTAACACTACAACAGAATTACTTTCTCAACCGTTAGTGGTTGAGGGTGGTAATACCTTAACTGTACAATCAAGTAACACAAGTTCATTTGACGTAGCAGTTAGTTACTTAAACATTAAGAAGGAGATAACGACATAATGAAAGATTTACCAGTAATAGAACCAAAAGAGATTATAACAACAATAACAAATATGAAGACAGGCGAACATTATAAAGATGATATTGAATGGAAAGCCAAGGGTATACCAGAATCTGATATAAGAAAAGATGTCAAAGTTATTATGCCTAGTCTTGATTTATTTGGAGAAACAAAATAGAATAGATAAATGGCCATAACAAACGCACAACAATTCAAACAACTTGTAAACCCACCGATGAAAGGTAAAAAAAGACCTGGATATCGTGGTGATGCAGCAGCAAGATCAACAGGAGCTCAACAATCAGGAAGGGCGGATCCTGGTAAAAGAGGAGACCCTGGAGAAGGAGCTAATAGAGCTGGCTTTATAGCACCTACAAAAAATGAACCAGCTTTTACAAGTCGAGATAGGTTTGTAACAGTTGATCCTGATAGAGTAGCAGAAAACAGAAGAATGGTTCAAGAAAGCACAGGAATAGCTGCCTTAGATAGATTAGAAAAAGAAGGTGTTAAAAAATCTAAATTTCCTGGAGTGTTTGGAACAACATTAAATATTTTAGGTCCATTAAGAAATATAGGTTTAAGAAAAAATATAGAGTATTTTAAAAAAAATTTTAAAGGTCCTTTTACTTTAGAAAACTATAAACAATTTATGGCTGATAGAATGGATCAAGTTACATCTGAAGGAAATGAAGATAATAATATTATATTCCCATTACCTATGATGGCTCAAGCACCAAGCATCACGGACCAAGAAACAAATATGACAGATACTAATGTTACAGAAAATCAAGATGCTTTATTTAGAAGATTCAGAGCTGAAGGTGGTATTATGAATACTGATGTTGTAGGTGGTGAGTTTGATTTTGAATCTGCAAGACAGATGTATGGTTTAGGTAAACTTGTAAAAAAAGTTACAAAAACCGTCAAGAAAATTGCAAAGTCACCTGTAGGTAAAGCTGCAATAGTAGCAGCAACATATAAATTAGGCGGTGGTAAAGCGTTTGGAGGAGAAGGATTTAAATTTTCCAATCTCCCTGGTTTTGCAAAACTATTTGGAACACCTAAAACCATGATTCCAGGTCCAATTCAAGGTATACTTGGAACAGGGTCTTCTGGAACAATGGGCTTTTTAGGTAATTTAGGTTTAACAGCAGGCGGTGGATCTATGGCTCTAACAGGTAAAGGCATAGCTGCAACAATTGGAGCAGCATCTTTATTACCACTATTAGGTATTGGCACAGGTGATGAATCAGAAGAGGAAGCAGAAGAATTAATTAGAGGTGCAGGTTTAGATATAAATGCTATTAGAGCTAACCCTAATCAGTTTTTAGCAAGGAGATTTAGAGCAGAGGGTGGTTCTATGAAAGAACCAGTAGCAAAGAAAACAATGCCACTATTAGATATGGGTGGTAAAGAAATGGATTTAAGAGCTGAAGGTGGATTTGTACCAATAGGTAGAATGGAAAAAGCAGACGATGTGCCTGCAAGATTATCTAAAAATGAGTTTGTATTTACAGCAGACGCAGTTAGAAATGCAGGTGATGGAAATGTAGACAAAGGCGCAGAAGTTATGTATAACATGATGAAGAACCTCGAAGCCGGGGGTGACGTATCTGAAGAATCGCAAGGCTTAGAAGGCGCACGTAAAATGTTTCAAACATCACAAAGATTAGAGGAAGTATTATAATGGCTGTACAAACCACAAGAACATTACCCGCACAATTTGTTGAAGATTTAGGTAAAGATTTAGCAACACAGGTAGTAGCACAAACAGGTGTTCCTGTTGTTTCAACAGGTCTTGCTGGTATATCACAACAGCCTGGAGAATCTGCTGCAGATTTTGCAGCAAGACAAGATGCAGCCAGAGCATTTACAACTAGACAACAAAGTTTAGCTGGCCTTGCACCACAAGTAGCTCAACAAGATAGATTACAAACATTAGCCCAACAAAGAGCAGAGTCTGGATTAGGTTCTTTTGAACCAGCTTTACAAAGAGCACAAACAGAAGCAAACGTTGCTGCTGGATTAGGAACACAAGCTTTAGGACAACTAGGAACTGCAGGAGCAACATTTGGTGGCGTGCCATTAGGAGCAACCGCATTTCAACAAGACGTTGGACAATTCATGTCACCATATCAATCACAAGTAATTGAAACTACATTAGCAGAGTTTGATCGTAATAAAGAAATACAAGAACAACAAATTAGAGATCAACAAACCGCTTTGGGTGCGCTCGGCAGTGGTCGAGCGGGAGTGCAACTCGCTGAGTTTGGCACAGGGGCAGCAAGAGAAAGAGCTTTATTAGAAGCTCAACTAAGACAACAAGGTTTTGGACAGGCAATGGCTGCAAGGCAACAAGACATACAAAACAGATTTGGTTTAGGTCAAGCACAAGCAGGAATTGCTGGAGCAACACAAGGTTTAGGTGCATTTAGATCTGCACTAGCAGGACAACAAGCAGGATTAGGTGCACAACAACAAGCACTACAAGGGACAGATATTACACGTTTAGGTCAGTTGGGCGCACTGAACCAAGCGCAAGCTCAAGCTAATCTAGATGCACAAAGAGAAGCGGCAAGACAAGCAACATTTTTACCGCAAGAACAATTAGATAGATTTGCTGCACAAGTAACAGGAATCATGGGTGGATACCCTGCACAATTCCAATCAACAAATGTACCAAATCCAACACCATTACAAACAGCATTAGGTATTGGTACAACACTTGCTGGTATTTATGGTGCAGTTAACCCAACAAGAAATTTATTTGGACCGAGAAACTAATGAACAGAGTATTAAAAAGACCGATGTTTAGAATGGGAGGATCTTCTGGAACTGGTATTACATCAGGACTAGATAGAAAACCTTATCAATTTGGAACTAAACCTGTAGACTTTCCAGGGAGTCAACAAGAATATGATGCTCAAATGAAAAGATTAACTCAATTAGGAATTTTTGATGCAGCAGGGCAAAGAACTGGTGGTTCAAATGTAGCAGACACACAAAATTTAATGTTGTTAGACGCTATGAGAAATAAAACTGGAATTACATCAAACGTAAATAATATGAATTTAAGTTTAGATAACACACCTAGTATTACAAAAAAATCTACAAGGGAAAGATTATTAGAAGCAATAGGTAAACAACCTAACAATAGAAATTTATCACAATTTTTAACAACGTTTGGATTAAATTTATTATCAACTCCACCATCAGGCGGATTTTTTTCAACAGTGGCACAAGCTGCTAAAGAACCGACAGGTCAATTATTTGCTGGATTAGATAAAGAACGAGATTTACAAAGACAAGTTTCATTAGCTGCAGAGCAATTAGACATTGAACAAGAAGGTGCTGAAGCATTACAAATGTTAAAAAATTTAAATGCTGATGATGCTTCTGCAATTAAAAAACAAGCACAAGAGGGTTTTGAAGCTGGAGAGTATGACAGCGTAGAAGATGGTATTAGAAAACTTTTACAAATAAAAAGATTTGGTATTGAAGATAGACCAGGAGAAAAAAGAGAAAAATTAATAGAAGATTTATTTCAAAAAGGAATGAGTGCAGATGGGGTGTTTTTAGAAGATGAACCAGTTGTAAGAAGAAAAGCAATTTTTTTAGTTGATAGGGAAAGAATACAACGAGATAATGAAGACATAACTTTTGGTGTTAATCCAATTATAATTGATGGTAACACATATGAAGCAGGAAAAACTTATTATAATGCAGAACAAGATAAGTTTTATGTTTATAATGGCCCAGAGGCTGACCAGCCATTTGAAGAAATTGATGTTACAAGATAGGAGAACAAATGGTATCTCCATACGATCCTAATGTACTTTCTAAAGAAGAAGAAAATAACGAAACAAATTTAGCAGTATCTATTGCGTCTGGTATTGGTTCTGGTTTAATTAAAATACCTGTTGGTTTAGCATCTGTTGCTGCAGAGGTTTATGATGCAGTTCAAGGTGAAGGTGTTAAAATTGAAGATAGTGCGGTTGCAAGATTAGAAAAATTTATAGACGATAGTGTAGTAGGTGATGTTTTATCTGGACTAGAAGATAAGGCAAGAGATACTGCAGCGGGTAGAATTACAGAAGCATTGGTTCAAGTTGGTATACCGGCGGCTAGAGGTGCAAAAATAGGTGGACAGATAGCTACAAAATTAATTGGTAAAATTAAAAGTGGTAAAAGAGTTTCATTAACAGGTAAAACAGCAAAAAATTTAGCAAAAGGTCAAAAACAAGCTGGTAGTTTAAATAAACTTGCTGGAGTTAGTAGATTTGCTGCAACCACAACAGGTGGAGCTGCGGGAGCTTCTTTAATTTATGACGTAGAAGATATAGGAACTTTTGGAGATATATTTGAAGATAGTCCTACAGCTTTAGATAGAGACGCTAAAAACGATACAGAGGACGAGGCTTTACGTAGATTACAAAATAGAGCAATATTTTTTGGTGAAGGTGTACTTATTGCACCTTTTGCATATGGTGCAGGTAAAATTGCTGGATTAATAGGTAAAAAAGGTAAAGAACTTGCATTTAGTAATTCACAGTTTGAAAGATTTATTGATAAATACATTGCTGCACCATTTAGACCTAGAAGTAAAAAGTCACAAGAATTATTTGAAGCAGGAATGAGAGTAGAGGGACAAGAGGGTGCAGCTGCGATAGTTGCAAAAGATTTAGTTAGAGACATAGATAATTCATTTAAAAAAATATTTGATAAATCAATGTCTGCAGCCGATAGAATTAAAAATAAAGATGATTTATTAACTCAAATGGATGGTTTATTAAAAACAAGTAAAGATAAAGTTGTAAATGGAGAATTTAAATTTGCAAGTTTTAACGAAAAAAGATTAAAAGATTTTAAACAATCTTTAAATAATATAAAGGTGCCAAAAGATAAACAAGAACAATTAATATCTACATTAATAAATAGTAAAAAAGCTTTTAACAGATTACAAACAGATCTTTTACAGGGAGGTAACCTTACAACAGGTAATAAAGATGAGTTGTTACAGTTTTTTAGTAACAGATTAAAATCTACATTATCAAACGATTATAAAATATTTGAAAACAGTAAGATATTTAAATCATCAAACTATGTACCAACAGATGAAAAAAGATTAGCTGTTGCACAAGTATTTCAAAACTATGCAAAAGCAAATAGAGTTAAAAATTATGGAGAGAAAGATGCATTGTTAGATGTTGATAAAGTTTTAGAAAACGTAAGAATGGATAAAGTGACTAAGTCACCAGTGTTTGATTTTGAAAGTAAAAGTGCTTTTTATGATGGTGTTGTTCAAAAAGCAAACATTGCAAAATTAATAACTACAAATAAATTTGATCCAAAAGATTTAATCACATCACAACAAGATTTAAAAGCGTTTAGAGAATTATTTGGTGAAATAAAAGATGCTAGAAGAACAATTGTAAATAACATGCAGGCTATGTCTGCAATAACTGCAAGAGATAAATTTTATAACACGATTGTAAGAAATGGTAAGATAGTTTTTGATAATCCGACACAAGCACAATTAAATTTACCAAACAGACCTGGATATACAAGAAGTAGATTTGGTATGCAAATAAAATCACCTCTTGGTGAGGAAATGTATACTAACCCTATGAACGGTAAATTTACTTCATCAGAGTATGAAGAAGCTATAAAGTTTGCAGAAAAAATGGTGTTTGATGGGTTTATGAAAGAAAACATTTATCGATATGGTATAGCTATACCAAAAGGACTTGCACAAGTTGCAAAAACAGTTTTAGGTCCGTTTACACATATGCGTAACTTTACAAGTGCTGTTGCGTTTAGTTTAGGCACAGGTAATTTGTTTAAAAACCCTGCGTTTGTTTTACAAAATTTTAAAAAATCTTTTAACACTATACAACCACAACTATTATACAGAAACTTACCAGAAGATCAGGCGTTTTATCAATTTTTATTAGATGAAGGTGTTGTAAATTCTAGTTCTACATTTCAAGACGTACAAGGACTCTTAAAAGATATCGCAAAAGGTGGTGATGTTATAGACAGAGTTTTTGGAAAACTTGGTAAGAGAATGACAAAAACTTTTAGAGCTGCGCAAGATCTGTATGTTGCAGAAGATGATTTTTATAAAATATATAATTATCTTGCAGAGTTTGATAATTTAAAAAATGCATATAGAGGTGGTGTTCCAGATTTAGAACTTGCAAAAAGAGCAGCAAATATTGTTAGAAATACAGTTCCCAACTATGCGTATGTGTCAGATTTTGTAAAAGGTTTACGTAGATCACCTCTTGGTAACTTTGTATCATTTCCTGCAGAAATAATTAGAACATCTATGAACATAACTCAACAGGGTATAAGAGAATTAAAAGACCCTGCATTACGTAGTATTGGTGCAAGAAGATTAATTGGTTTTGGAACAGCTGTAGCAATCATACCACCAACCGTAACAGAAATGTTTAGAGGTATGTATGGTATTACAAGAGATCAAGTTTCAGCTATTAGAAGATTTTTACCTGAATGGTCAAGAGAGTCTACAATTATTCCTAACAAAGATAAGGAAGGAAATTTATACTATACAGATTTTAGTCATGGCTTTGCTTATGATACTGTTGTTAATCCTATTCAATCTGTCATAGCAAATGTCGAGGGCAACGAAGAAGGACCTTTAATGGCTGATTTAGTTACAGGTGTTGCAAAAGGTGCAGGTAGATTAGTAGAACCATTTATAAGTGAATCTATTTGGACACAGGCTATAGCCGATCTGTTTGTTAGAAAAGGTAGAACAGCAGAAGGCAATCAATTATGGAATCCAGAAGATTTTGAAGGAAATAAAATGTTTGGTGGATTAAAACATTTGTCAGAAGCACTAGCACCTTTTTCTTTTCAACAATTACAAAGATTGGGTCAAGCAGCTGTTTTTGGTGAAGACCCAGATACAGGACAAGATTTAAGTGTAACAGGTGAACTTGCAGGATTTTTTGGTTTTAGAAATATTAAATTAGATGTACCAAGATCATTAAACTTTAAAATATCTGATTACAACGTAAAACTTAGAAACAGTAGAAGATTTTTACCAAGAGCAGAAGGTAATGTAAAACCAGAAGATATAATTCAAGGTTATATTAGAGGTAATGATAGTTGGATGCAAGGTATGAAAGATATGAGAAAAGATATAAAAGCTATGGAAGATTTAGGTTTTTCAAAAAGACAAATTTCAACAATATTTAGTAGAAGAAATCTTGGAAGTGATTATGGATTTTTAACAAAAAATAGATTTAAACCATTTAAATTACCAAAAGGTTTGATTGAAGCATATATTAGAAATGCTAAAGAAAACGGTTACGAAAATCCTTTATCAAGAGCTACATTTAATAAAATAAATTTAATCTTAAGAAAATTATCTAGGTTATCTTTAGATGCTCCGTATCCAAATTTAGGCATAGAATTAGAGAGAATGAGCACGTTTAGCACCGGTGCATTACCACAACTGCCAATGCCTAACATACAGCCAACGGCACGACAAATTAATCCAACAACAAACTTGACACGTACGGAGCAGGCCCTATTATCTCCTGAAGAACAAGTAATAGCGAGTAGAACATAATGGCGAGAAAATCGGCACTACAAAAAATTGAATCACACGAGAAGCTTTGCAGAATAATGCAAAAGCA